CTTTGAAGTGATACGCAATTCGGTCTCCCGGTATTACTTAATCCACTTGCGCAATTACATCCTATACTCATTTTTTCTCTGTTTTAATTAACATTTACAATTTTCTTTATATTTTGTGAGCGTTATTCTTAACTCCACCCCTGATAAATTTGCATCCAAAATGTTCTGAAACATTCCGTTTTCTTGTTCAACACCAAACCTCGTAAATTCGATAATCTCCCAATCTTCAATAGTTTTAAAATTTCTGTTTTGATTTATTGTGTTAATAAACTCCATTGCTAGTTGCTCCATTGGATAAACAACTTGCGTAACGTGGTCCGCTGTGTAATAATTAGTAACATCGGTTTCGTCTAAAAAGAATATTCGCAAAGAACTTTCAATGTCAATCGTACTTTCACGTCCAAACTGTTTGTAATTCAACGATCCTAACAGCCAAATAATCGGTGTTTTTGAACTTACATTGTTACTTAAAATAGTCCACTCTCGATTGGTTGCTTTTTTAGTTCCATGAATAAAGAACGGTAAAGGTAAAGTAATGACTCCGTCTAATAATACCAAAGGATTTGTACTCGTTCCCGTCAACCATTCATCCTCTTCAAGTCCCGTTACGGTAAACTGTTCGCCATTTGCGACAACCGTTTTGCCTACTCTGGTCCATTTCGTTTGACAAGCATACGTCTTTTCATCGTTTATGTCATACACTGCCTGAATCATGTTGTCCATGTCGTAGACAATGTTTTGAACGATATTTGAAAGTTCGTTTATCATAGCCAGTAAACAGTTTGTTTTGTTTGTCCATTAAATAACGTGAAATCCCCTTTTCCAACGTATGTAATCTCAAATTGAGCGTCATAATTACCCCCGACAACCGTTGTAAGAATTCCAGCAGCGTAATTTATTCCCGCAATATTGACCGTTCCTGACGTTACAACAAAAAAAGCGTTTGCAACAATATTTAAGGTCAAATTTCCATCCCCATAAATCAATGTTTGCGTTCCGTTATTAATCTGTGAGGTGTAATTTGTACCTCCACTAACTAACGAAATCGAAATCACTTGACCTGTTGGAGCATTGAAATTCGTTATAATATACAATTGAATTGCTCTATACGTCTTGACCGCTTCATTATAACGTGCATAAATCATTGTGTACAACGTGCTGACTGGCTCCGAATTCTCACTAATTGGGCGAACATTTCCGTACGGTGTCATTTGGTTGATTAGGTCTTTTGAATACTCGAAATAAACAAATCCCTTTAACATTTCTAAAATCCCCTCGGAAATTATCAATTGTCTAAACGTAATATTTTCGTAAAATGGATTGTAAATTTTTAGAAAGTTTGGCGACTTAGGAACGTTCTGAATGTTCAAATCGCTGATAAACTCATCGTATAATTTCGCTCCAAATAACTCTATTAAATAACGCTTTTCGTACTTATCAATATAATCTTGCAACTTAGCCACGTCATACATTCCAGTACTTAATTGATATTTTCCCGTAAAATCTTGAACTGTTAAAAACATCGTATTACTTTTTTAGTTTTCCAAACCCTCTTTTGATAAAATGCTTTAACATTTCACCCGTTATCTTCCAAATTGTTCCCTTAGGTAAATGCTTTGATTCTCCATTTCCGACAAATTCATAAATAACTTTGTCATCAATTTCAACTTGGACCTTTACTTCATCAGCCGTTTTGTCAATGTGAACGTCAATTATCCGAGTATCTAGGTCAATTTCTGTTCCTTTAATATCTCTTTTAACTTTTAATTCAGCATTATTCACGTTCAATGTAACGTCAATATCCTTTTTTTTACGAGTTTTCTTTTCCATTGTGCAAATTTAAAAGGGGGGTTAAAAACTCAACCCCCGTTATTTTTAGTCGTTTATCAACGCAATACAAGCAGCAATATCACCAGCAACAAACGCTGGATAATCATTTGCTTTTACATATTGAACTAATCTAGCTTCAGCAAGGATAGTAACCATGTTTCTTTGGAAATCATCGTTTACATAACCAACTTGAACGTTCATTGCTTCTCTCATTCTAACATTTGACTTCGAGAAATCACCTACTAGGAATATACCAGCTGCAATGTTAGTTGTTGGAACAACGATAAGATTAGCAACCTTATTTACGTCCATTAGGAACATTGGATAAGTATACTCACCTGTATTCGTTTTAGTCAACTGCATTGCTGCAATATCAGAAGGATTTAACACAACGTGTGTAGGCTCAAAATTAGCACCTTGAATTTGTGCAATAGCCACTCGAATAACATCCGTAATATTTGCCATTGGAACTGCTCCAGCAAAACCACCAGCAACAAAGTTAGTAGCATTCGTCAAAATTCCATTAATACCACCAACAGCTCCATTCAATAAAGCATCTTCAATTGATTGGTCAATTGACGCCATCAAATCCGAGTTAATTTCAGATTGTACAAAAGCTAAATCTGCTAACATTTCTTTAGAAATTTTAACCGTACCAGCAATTTTCTTAACCTCCTCAGAAATTTCCTCATAAGACGGTTGTCCTGAAATCTTAACTCCAGCTTCATCAACCCAACTTGACGCTGTTTGAACGCTTTGAGAAATATAAGTTACGAATTTTGACGCTGTTGTTCCCATGTTTACAATGTCACGAATCTTAATGATTGGACGTGCAATTCTTGAAACGCCAGCCTCCAATGTAGACAATGCTATATTTCCAGAGTAATCTCCATCGATAGTTGTGTCATAAAGAGTTTTCGTCTCTAATGTCATCATTCCACCTTTTTCAGCTGTTTCCTTAATCTTATCGATATTAGCAACATAAGCTTGAGAGATTGCTTCAGCCATTGAACGTGGTTTACGCTCAGTTTTGAATCCTTTTTCTGAAATTGCTTCCATTTTACCCTCGAATCTTGCTATTGCTTTTTCGATTTCTTGACTCTTTGCCTCTAATCCTTTAAGGGCGTCAACGTCATTTTTAAGACCGTCTAGGTCTGCTTTTGTCGGCATTGTTGCCAACGTTTCATTGAACTTAGTGTTGATTTTTTCAACTACTTGCTCTGGTGTTAAATTTTCCATTGTTTTTTAATTTAATTTTTACTTTTTCGTTTAAAATTTACTTATTACATCACTCCAGTTGAACAATTCTTGTGTTATTATTGGCTCGATAATAGGTGAATGTTCCTTTGCGAACGGCTCACTTTTTGCGAGTATTAACATTTGACTGTTCAAATATTTTAATTTCATTTCCATTTCAAATAGACGCTCATCTGATCCTTTACCGTTTGCAAGTCCTTTGATTAATAAATCTATTTCATTTGATATTTTGACCGCCTTTTCGACCTTGTCCTCCGACTTCATTACGTCAATTACATTCGTTTCGCTATTTGCTCCGAATGTTACAGCACTCCCCTCGTATAATTTTAGTTCTGAAATCATCCAATAACCTTGTGCTGGAGCGTTTGCGTCATCTATCCAGCGCATTTTGTCTTGAATATATTGAAAACCAATTGAATGCTCGCGTATTATTCCATCGTTATAATCGTTCCAAGCGTCATTTCCACCTACTGACGTACCTAACTGACTAACTGCAAACAATCCAAAGTCATCTTCTTGTAACGTCAGGAATTTACCAATAGGTTTCTCCCAATCATGCCACCTTAAGAATGCTATTTTTCTGTTTGACGGGCTGTCTGGACCACGCTCCTGAATAGACTTAGTGAACGCACCCTTTTTTATCATGTCGTTATCTGAGTCGATATTGTCAAACTTGGCTAAATAGACAGCCACTTGACGTTTATCTGAGCTTATGTCCTTTATTTCGGCTGCTCCCTTTGTTTGGTATGTGTTTGATTTCATAGTTATATTATTAATGTTGCTGCAACAATTGGATCGCATTCGTATAAACTAATTAAAGAATTTATTGCGGTATCCCTTGTCATTTGTGCCGAAAATACAGCGGTGTTTAATTTGATTACATCGTTAATCATTATACTACTGGTTTCTGCTTCAATCTTTTCGGCTTGGTGTTTAACTTGTTCGTCATCTTGTAGTACTGTTAAATGGTCGAAACACGCTTCAATACGAATGCCCTCTTTATCCATTCCCAATTGATGACAAATTGAATCGTACATTTGTTGCGTTTCAGGAATAATTGTATCGGTGTAAACCATGCGAATTGAATCTTTAACGTTGCTGAATGTACTACCTTTATCACTTGAAAATAGATTAGCATTCATTCCATATGCATCAATGATAGCCATTTTGTCGGCTGTTAATTCCTCGAATAACATTAAATCCCTTGTCGGATATGACATTGATTGCCAATTAACTGAGCTTTCTGTTATAATTACTTCGTCTTTTGAACGGTTAAACCAATCACGCTGAATCTCGCGTTTCTCTTCAGGTGTCATTGGAATTGCGCCACCTAAGTCCGAGTTTTGAGCTGACAATATACCTATTGCTCCGATATTCTCTAGCAATACATTTCGTTTGTGATAACTTGCTTTTATGTTACTCAATGGATATTTGAGCGCGTCAATTCGACTTGTCGGCTTAACAATGCTCATTCCATCCGTTGTTGTTAAATAGATAACATCTTCAATAGGTAACGTTTCGATTTTATTGTCATCGTATTCGAATCTATACCCGTCAATCAATCCGTTTACATCCATTTGCTTGAGCGTTTTACCGCTTGTCATTATCTGAATCT